CAAAGACCCCACCTACCGTTACATCGGTATCGGTCACTTCGGCTACCTGAACGAGCAGGTGTATGCTGATGGTATCGAGTTCATTGTGGACGGAACAAGTCAGGAAAACTTTGACAGGAATGTCATTGCCCTGGGTATGGGATTGGACTACAGCCTTGTGGAACTCAGTTCTAAGGTCAACGGCAACACCTCTGGCAAGCCCCAGGCGTTTAAGTTGATTAAGTTGATCGAGCCTGCATCTTCTAACGAGATCGGCGGCTAAACCCTCTCTCGTATTCTTCGTGGACATAGTTCCTTGGCCCGCAGGTGGCGGCGATGCAACAGCAAAGCGACAGCCCACCTGCGGGTTTTTATTTCCCTGACAGACAACGGACAAACAGAGTAAAGAGTAAACCCTAACGGCCATTCTGCCCGATATATAGAATACAAAAAATATATATACGTCATGCAGATAATTGATTTAGACCTCATCAAGGCCCAGCTACGACTTGACGACGTTCAGGCCGACGAGGAGCAAGACATCCTCGAACTCTACGGCGACGCTGCCGAGGAGACGCTGGCAGGACTGCTCAACCGTGGCGACACCGTGGAGCAGATGGTGGCATCGCTCACCGAGCAATACGGGCAGGTGCCAAAACGAGCCGTACAGGCAGCACTCATGCTCGTCGACACGTCGTACCGCGAGCGTAGCCCCGTCAGCCCCGTCAGCATGTCGGCAGTGCCCTACACCTTCGACCTGCTCATCAAGCCAATCATGAGGCTCACCACTTCTACGGATTAACACTTTAAACACTTACAGATATGAATGAGACAAACCAAACGAAGGTCATCACCTTCAACGCGCTCGGCAAGTACGAGAAGCTGAGACCCACCGTAACGCCTTTCATGGCGTCGTATGCCACCATGAAGGAGATGCAGCAGCTCGGTAAACTCATACCCGGACAGCTCTACCGCATCACCGACTACGTGACGACTACCACACAGGCTAACACGCAAAGTGCAGGCCACCAGTTCGACATTATGGTCGTGGCACTCAACGAGACCACGCTCAGCGAGGAGGCATGGGCCATACAGCACGACGGCGACACCTACTTCAAGGACAGCCGCCTGGAGGCATGGCAGCTGAAGTACCGGCTCGACAACGTGCAGTGGTCACAGCAGGCGGGCACCTACGTCACCGACGAGGACAACGGCTACGCGTTCCTTGTCGTCGGAGACATCACGCTCTCGGGCCACACCTACAAGCTGCTGCAAGGCTTCGGCATGTACATAGAAGACTGGAGCGACTACGCACTGATGGAGACGGTGGCCGAGGGTGAGCAGATCATCTGCTACTACGGCGACCCGGAGGACTTCGACCCCGAAGAGCCGGAGGTGGTAGGCACCGCCAGCGGCGTCGAGGAGGTGACAGAGGCAGGCAAGGGAACCATCACGTGGATGAAGGATGAGCACGGCAACGAGTGCCCGTATGACTTCAAGAACGTGCAGTTCAAGCGTTACATGACCACCGACAGCGTGAGCGGACGCGATGGACTGGGAGGCAAGTACATGGTGGCCGCCCCCGACAACTGCCCACAGGGGCTGAGTGTGGAGGACACCGAGGACTACATCTGGGCATACACCTTCAGCAGCGACAATGCGGGCGGCGAGCAGACGGACTACTCGCTGACGGCCGAGCATCAGGTGCACGACAACACGATGAAGGCGAATGGATCGGAGCTGAACAACATTACGTTCTTCGGAAACAACTGCTACGGCATGTCCTTCGGAAACTCGACCCACAACATGTCCTTCGGAAACAATTGCTACAGCATGTCCTTCGGAAACAATTGCTACAGCATGTCCTTCGGAAACTCGAACCGCAACATGTCCTTCGGAAACTCGAATAATAACATGTCCTTCGGAAACTCGACCTACAACATGTCCTTCGGAAACTCGAACGGTAACATGTCCTTCGGAAACAACTGCTACGGCATGTCCTTCGGAAACTCGAATAATAACATGTCCTTCGGAAACGAATGCTACAACATGTCCTTCGGAAACTATAATTACGGCATGTCCTTCGGAAACTCGAACAGTAGCATGTCCTTCGGAAACGAATGCTACAGCATGTCCTTCGGAAACCAGAACAACAGAATGTCCTTCGGAAACTCGAATAATAACATGTCCTTCGGAGACAGTTGCAGAATCGGCACAATCACGGAGAGCGTGCAGTATGTTGACATACCCGCGAATACGTGGAATTTCCAACTGCTCAACGGGCTTGCAGGCACCAGCAGCAGCCACCTTGCACCATCCTTTGCCACTCAGAAGGCATACACCCAAGTGGCGTGCAAGAACAGCAGCGGACAGCTGAAAGTCTACGTCCCCGGCGACCTCGTTTAACCCCTCATCAGCGGTCTGATGTGTGGCTATTGATGTACCTATATGCACATCATTTGGCACACATCAGGCCGCTGCCGTTTTGCATTTATGTTGACCTACAGCACGTTACAGAGATTTTGCATCAGTTTCCGAAGGACTAAAAAGACATGACGAAGACTGAACCGACACACACCGACAAGATACGCTACCGGCTGGTGTGGAATCACGCCCGCCGGCTGAACCGACGGGGCGAGGGGCTGGTGCAGGTGGAGTGTCAGCAGGGCCGGCGACGGGTATATTTCTCCACGGGCGTCTATCTGGAGCCAGGACATTGGGAGCACGGCATGGTGGTAGATCATGAGCTGGCCAACGACCTGAACGTCATCCTGCGTCGAACGAGGATAGACATTGAGCGAGTGGAGCTGGACTTCTTGAAACGTGACATCCGCGTGACGCTGCCCATGCTGAAGGAAGCCGTGAAGGCCAATACCACGCCGACGGCACAGCTGGTAGACTTCGGGCGCACGGTCATCGACCAGAGCGACCGCCGCGAGGTGACGAAGCAGAGCTACCGCACCATGCTTAACGACATTGCTCAGTGGCGGAAGGGTGTCAGGGTTGACGAGGTGGACTATCAGTTCATCGTGAAGTACGACCAGTTGCTGAAAGACCGCCGTGTGGCCCACAACACCCGCGTAGGCAGGCTCCGGCTGCTGCGAGCCGTGCTGAACGAGGCGGTGAAGCGCGACCTCATAGCCCGCAACCCCTTCGACCGCTACCACGTGGAGGGCATGACGAGCCGCCGCGGATTCCTCACCGACGACGACGTGGGGCGGCTCCGACGCCTCGACCACTTAAACAGGAAGCAGCGACAAGTACGCGACTGCTTCCTGTTTTGTTGTTACACAGGGCTGCGCTTCGGCGACCTGCGCCGTCTGCGCACCGTGCACATCAGCGACGACGGATGGATAAGGATGAAGATGCAGAAGACGGGCGAGCACGTGGCCATACCCTACCGCGAGCTGTTCGACGGACGCGCTGCCGATATGCTGGCATCCTACGGAGGAGACCCGTACAAGATGACCCGCAGACTGGGCGACAATTCGCTGGTAAACCGCACGCTGAAAGACCTGTTGCAGATGGCGGGCGTACTGACCACATTCCGCGTGACGTTCCACACCTCGCGCCACACCTTCGCCTCGCTGCTGCTTCAGGACGGGGTGCCCATGACCACCGTGCAGAAGTTGCTGGGCCACAAGCGAGCCACAACGACCGAGATATATGCCGAGGTGACGGACGACACCATCCTTGGCGACTTGCGTCGGCTCAGCGCGCCGGGTAAACCCCAGCGGCGAAAACACACGAAGTATAGATAATGTATAACCACTTAAAAAAATCAAGATTATGGCAAAGAAGACTACAGCAACCACAGCACCCGAGCACACCACCGTCACACCGTTGCGCGGCAACCAAGTACGACTGACAGCCGACCAAGGCTACATGCTCCGATCCAAGCACACGGGCAAAACATCGCAGAGCGTCATCACCGCCCACGTTGCAGGCTACGACGTCATCACCTCCGACCAACCAACTCACTCGGACGAATGACACAGCTGTCACACAAACATCCGTTTCATTAATAACGTTTTTTCAGCAATGTTTCATTTTTTTTTGACGTATCTTAATAGTGCCGCCCGACGTGATGTCGCGCGGCATTCATTTTTCTATGAACACCGAAGTAAACCCATGACGGCATTTTGCCCGAATAGTGTATAAAACTCAACCGCTTGAATTGCTGAACTCAACCGCTTGAATCCGACAACTCAACCGCTTGAATGTATTTTTTAAACTAAAATAAAACGATATGGCAAAACTGACATTAAAGGTCAA